TCACACCCCCCGGGGGGTATTTTGCGCAAAAAATTCATTTCTTTACATTGTCAAGGCTTCAAGGCGCCGAGTTGTCAAGGCTTCAAGGCGCCGAGTTGTCAAGGCTTCAAGGCGCCGAGTTGTTAAGACTTCAAGGCGCCGAGTTGTCAAGGCTTCAAGGCGCCGATCTGCTCATGTAGGAATTCTATTTTATGTGTGAGGATAGAGACATCCGGGTTGGGAGAATTGGCGTATTCTTCTAGAGCACCTACTCGGATTTTGAGAGCATCTACTTCATTGTCCACATGGTGTAGTTCACTTAATCTTCTTTCTAGGCTTTCGATAAGCATGTCTTGCCGAGAGTCTGCAGGAAGGCTCCCCATCTCCCCACGCGGCCATTTCGTGCGGAACTCTGTATTGAGGTCCATAACAATTTTGTTCTGCGCGTTAGTGTGTTCGATCATATTCAGGCGTTCATTAATACCAGCGTAGGTCCAACTGGCTACAGCAATGGCAGTAACAATAGCGATGAGGTTGCGCAACGGGATCGTGATTTCGGTGTCTTCGTTAACGGCGGCCATGGAAACCTCCTTTTGTTGCTCTTAGTCTAATAACAGTATACGCTTTGGGAGTCCCGGCGGCATCAGGTGTTCCACCCCCGCCTTTCTCTTCCATCTGGTGCTGTCGGGACACTCTAAAGAAGGAGCCAGCATGGAACTAAGTACGACGACAGGGCTTACTCTTGGGCATATCATTAATAAGTGTTTAGCAGGATTGGCTGGTATGTTAGGTGGGTTCTCCCTATCAGTGTTCTGGCAACCCGAGAAATTACGTGCACAGAATCGGTACATAGCAGGATTAATTATAGGAGGAATCGCAGTTACAGCTTCTGTTGCATTAAGTGGATTTGTAGCAATGTGGATAGGGTTCGATTTGAATAATCCGGATATAGCTTTAGGGTTGGGGTATATCATCGGTGCACTTTCTGTAGGTGTGATTAGTTTTCTCGCCAATTACTTCAGTAGACGCGAGAATAAAGATATCGTGCAAATTGCAGAGGAATTGAAGAAAGAGATTGCAAGAATCGAAAAACCTGTTAAAGTAGATAGAATTAAGTTATCTAGAAAAGTAACTCCAAAGAAGAAAGCTGTAAGTAAGAAAGCTGTAAGTAAGAAAACAGTAAGTAAGAAAAATACATGAGTCCAAAAATCTCATCCGCTGTACCCATAGTTCCCACGTTCGACCATCCCCTTCATTTACATACTCCTGAATACGTAGAAGCTGTCGAAGACGGAAAGCGTTATTTTACGCTGGTGCAGTCACGAGGCATGAGTAGCAAGATAAGGTACTGGACCGCCGACAGTACTAACGCTCACGGTAATAAACCCGATTTGCCACTTGATGAAGCTGTGCGTGTCTCTGCAAAAACCACAGAGACATTGTTAGGTTTGGGTATGGATATCACTATAGATAAGCGTGAACAGCTTGAGTGGTTGGAGAAGAACCCTTACCCGGACCCTGATAACGAGTTGTTTCCGAATAAGACGCGCTTACCCTTGGGGTTAGATGCGATAGATATATTTAAGAGTATGGTGGTGGACCAGCGGGATTCGTATCTGGAGGTGACACCCCCTAAGCATCGCGAGTCGATGGAAGAGTTATGCTACAAATTGGGTATGGATGAGAAAGGTGTGCCAATAAATACCCCGATATTAGGTGTAGAGCCGGGGTTGCATGGGCAGATGTTGGTGAAGATGTTAGGTGAACGTAAGCGGCTCGATGAAGTATCAGAAGAAGAAAAGAAGAACATATACGTAAAAGCCAGAAAGCGTAACAAGGAACAGAAGAAAATATCGAAGGTATTACCACCCAAAGATATCTACACCAGCGCTATAGGGGTTAAGTTATCTGCATTATTGAGTGAATACGACAAGCAGATTGTGCAGGATGCGGTGCAGCTGAGGACGTACATTACGAATAAGCTGCTGGAGATATCAACTTCTGGCAATCCAAAAGACGAACTACGGGCGCTGGAGCTACTCGGTAAGATTTCAGATGTGGGGCTGTTTGTAGAGAAGAGCGAAGTCAATATCACGACAACTTCTACGGCAGCACTTGAACACGCTATAAAAGATAAGATTAACAGGATTCTAGGACAGCAGAACGTACAGATAGAAGACGCAGAGTATGAAGAGGTTCAAACCGAGACACTGAATCCGGCGGATTACGAGTTGGTAGATAATGAGTGAAGCCGCCTTAGAATTATCGGACGAAGATAAGGTTTCAAAACCGAAAAGCGAGTATTTCAAACCGAAAAAAGACGTTTCTGACCTCCCACGTAAGAAGCCTATTGACCTCAATCGCGAGACTTCTACACGCGCACAATATAATTTAACTTTACAGGAGCTTCAGGCGCTGCTTACGGCGCTTCCATCACTACCTGAGTCCGCGAAACGGTCCCTGCTGGTGGACTTGGAACGGTACGAGAAGGCTATGGACCGCGAGTCCTATGCCAGAGATTTCCTGAAATTCGTTATGAAGATGTGGCCCGGGTTCATCGGGGGCCGACATCATAAGATCATGGCCCGTGCGTTTGAGAAAGTAGCGCGTGGAGAGTGCAAACGCCTGATTATTAATATGCCACCCCGGCATACGAAGTCAGAATTTGCCTCTTATCTCCTTCCAGCTTGGTTTTTAGGGAAGTTTCCTGAGAAAAAAGTAATTCAAACTTCGCATACAGCGGAATTGGCGGTCAATTTCGGTAGAAAAGTGCGAAATTTAGTGGACGAAGAGGGGTATCGAGAGATTTTCCCCGAAACAACACTACAATCTGACTCGAAAGCGGCGGGAAGGTGGAACACCAGCAGGGGAGGTGACTATTTCGCTATCGGTGTAGGCGGTGCGGTGACCGGTAAAGGTGCGGATTTGCTGATTATTGACGACCCGCACTCAGAACAAGAAGCCACAATGGCTGAAACCAACCCGGAAATCTACGATAAGACCTACGAGTGGTATACATCCGGCCCAAGACAGCGACTTCAGCCGGGTGGGGCTATCGTGATCGTGATGACCCGCTGGTCCAAGAGGGATTTGACGGCGCAAGTGCTGAAAGCGGCGGCGCAGAGGGATGGCGAAGAGTGGGAGGTGATTGACTTCCCTGCCATTATGCCAAGCGGTAACCCGCTATGGCCTGAGTTCTGGCCTCTTGAGGAGTTAGAGGTTTTAAGAAATGAGCTACCTCACGGCAAATGGATGGCGCAGTACATGCAGGAGCCGACCAGTGAGGCGTCTGCGATTGTCAAACGAGAGTGGTGGCGTGTGTGGGAAAGAGACAACCCGCCGCCGTGCGACTTTATATTAATGAGTTGGGATACGGCGTTTGAGAAGCATAACCGTGCAGACTATTCGGCTTGTACGATATGGGGAGTGTTTTATACCGAGAATGATGGGGGAGATGAGGGGTTTTATGTAGCAGATAGAGACAGAGGACGTCCTGACGCGAATATTATTCTGCTGGACGCATTCAGGGACCGGATGGAGTTCCCAGAGCTGAAGCGGGTAGTGGTCAAAGCGTATGAGGAATGGAACCCTGACGGAGTGATTATTGAGAAGAAGGCCAGTGGCGCACCTCTTATATATGAGTTACGTGCTATGGGCATCCCCGTGCAGGACTTCACACCTACCAAGGGAAACGATAAGATTGTTAGGTTAAACACAGTGTCCGATATCTTTGCTTCAGGTAAAGTATGGGCACCCGAAACTCGTTGGGCAGAAGAAGTCATTGAAGAGGTGGCGAGCTTCCCGGCAGGCGAGCATGATGACTATGTAGATTCAGTGTCTATGGCACTAGCAAGATTTCGACGCGGGGGCTATATTCGTACAGCATTAGATGAACCGGATGATGAAATCAGATATTTCCGGAATCGTTCTGCGCGTAAAGGTTATTACTGAGGTGCATAATGGCTATTGAAATTAATCAAGAGGGTAATGCCCTTGAAGTTGTTATTGATGATAACGGTGAACGACTTCCGGGTGAAGAAGACCCCGTTATGCCTGAAGTAGGACTAGAGATAGAAATTGATTTTGGAGATAAAGAAGAAGGATTAGAAGCCGAAGAAGACGGCGAGTTCTTTGAAAATCTTGCTGAAGTTCTATCTGAAGAAGCATTAACTAAGATTTCTAGCGATTTAATTGGTGATTTTGATGCGGATTCAGCCTCTCGGAAGGATTGGATTCAGACTTATATCGACGGACTTGAGCTTCTTGGGTTAAAGATAGAAGAGAGAACGGAACCGTGGGACGGTGCATGTGGTGTATTCCATCCACTATTAAGTGAAGCATTGGTCAAGTTCCAGTCGGAAACGATTATGGAGACTTTCCCGGCGGGAGGTCCAGTAAGAACTAAGATCATTGGTAAGGAAACGCCTGAAAAGAAACAGGCTGCTGAAAACGTAGAGGCTGATATGAATTATCAGCTGACGGAAGTGATGACTGAGTATCGTCCTGAGCATGAACGGATGCTTTGGGGTTTGGGGTTATCCGGTAATGCGTTTAAGAAGATTTACTTTGACCCATCGCTTGACCGGCAGGTAGCTATTTATGCGCCCGCCGAGGATGTCATCGTGCCTTATGGTGCGTCAGATTTAGAATCTTCGGAGAGGATTACGCATGTTATGCGTAAGACGCATAACGAGGTTCGACGGCTGCAGGCGACGGGGTTTTATCTGGATATTGACCTCCCAGATCCGGAGAACGGTGAGACTTATCTTGATGAAGTAGATAAGAAGATCGCTGAAAACATGGGTTTCAGCGTGTCGAACGACCACCGGCACCGGTTGTTGGAGATGCAGGTAGATCTGGATCTCAGTGAGTATGACGAAAAAGACCCGTGCGTTAAGAGCCTTGGGAATGACATTACGATAGCCGTTCCGTACATAGTAACTATTGACTACGGGTCAAGAGAAGTTCTGTCTATCCGTAGGAATTGGAACGAGGATGATAACTCCTACCAGAAACGTGCGCATTTCGTGCACTACTCTTACATTCCCGGGTTCGGGTTCTATGCGTTCGGTTTGATTCATTTATTAGGGGCGTTTTCAAAGTCAGGAACGTCCATCATTCGACAGCTAGTCGATGCAGGTACGTTATCTAATCTTCCCGGTGGGTACAAAACTAAAGGGTTACGGGTTAGAGGTGACGATACACCGATTGGTCCCGGTGAGTTCCGAGATGTAGATATTGCTTCAGGCAGTCTACGCGACAACATCATGCCGCTTCCGTTCAAGGAGCCGAGTGCCACACTGTTTCAGTTGATGCAGAGTATTATCGAAGAAGGGCGTCGGTTTGCGTCGATTGCGGACCTGAAGATCAGTGATATGTCCGCGCAATCCCCCGTTGGGACAACGCTGGCTGTATTGGAGCGGATGCTTAAAGTAATGAGTGCTGTGCAGGCGCGAGTCCACAGCTCCATGAAACAGGAATTCAAGTTATTAGCAAAGATTATTAGGGATTACACGGACGATTCTTATACTTATGAACCGTTAGAAGGCGATCCTAGAGCTAAGAAATCCGACTACGACTATGTAGAAGTGATACCGGTATCGGATCCCAATTCCGCTACGATGGCTCAGCGTGTCGTCCAGTATCAAGCAGCTTTACAGCTTGCTCAGACAGCTCCTCAACTCTATGACTTACCTACACTGCATAAGCAGATGTTGAATGTTCTGGGGGTTAAAAACGTCAATAAGATTCTACCGACTGAAGAAGATATCAAACCTCTGGACCCTGTGTCTGAGAACATGAATATCTTCAAGAATAAACCAGTAAAAGCGTTTATTCATCAGGACCACGAAGCACATATGCAGGCGCATATGTCGCTTATCCAAGATCCGATGATTCAGCAGACTATTGGCCAGAGTCCAGCAGCTCAGGTTATCCAAGCCGCACTACAAGCGCATATAGGTGAACATTTAGCGTTTCTATATAGGAACAAAATTGAAGAGCAACTCGGGACACAATTACCGCCCCCGGATGAGCCGCTACCTGCGGAAATTGAAGTGGCGCTTTCACGGGTTATCGCACAGGCAGCAGAGAAACTTCTACAACAGGATACGGCAGAAGTACAACAGCAACAGCAGCAACAGGAAGCTCAAGATCCTTTGAATATCATTCAGAGGACAGAATTACAGCTTAAAACCCAAGAATTGCAGCATAAAATGGCTATGGAACAGTCAGAAATGCAGAATAAAACGCAGGTTGACCAAGCCAAGATTGAGCTTGAAAAGGCTAAATTGCTTATAGAAGCCGCCAAAGCGCAGGAAGATAGTGATAATAAAGAGCGGGAGTTAGCTGTAAAACAGTTGCTTGAAGGTGTTAAAATAGGGCAGAATGCAATTTCTCAATCTGCCAGAGATAATGTAACTGCGATGAATCGCATGAATCAAAGAAGCGGGGTTTAATGGACATATTAGATTTACTTGTAGAGAAGATAGATGAAAAGGTGGGGGCGATCACAGAAGACCTGTCAACAGGAACCGCAAAGGATATCGGAGAATATAGATATGTATGCGGCACAATCAAAGGACTTCTTGCTGTTCGTGATTACATTGGAGATATAAGAGAGAGGTTAGACGAAGACTAATGGACGCAGAACACGACAAGAGTGTAGAAAGCGAAGAGAATAAAGCTAAACAACTACCTGAACCCTCTGGGTACAGAATTCTCTGTGCTATCCCAGATATAGAATCGACATACGATAGCGGAATCTTAAAGGCTGATTCTACCAAGAAGAACGAAGAGCTTTTAGCGACGGTTTTGTTTGTTGTCAAACTAGGACCGGACTGCTTTAAAGACCCCGATAGATTCCCATCCGGTGCGTACTGCAAAGAAGGCGACTTTGTATTAGTCCGTCCTCACGCGGGCACGCGCCTGAACATCCACGGTAAATCTTTTCGTTTGATTAATGATGATTCTGTAGAAGGCGTGGTCGAAGACCCGCGTGGTATTTATAGAGGTTAAGGAGTTTTTATGAACGCAAAAGCTGAAGTTCTAGAAGAAGAGTTTGAGAATGAAGACGATTACGAAATTGAGATCGAGGACGATACGCCGGAAGAAGATCAAGGGCGTGAACCCATGCCCAAGGAAATCGTGCGGGATCTCGAAGACGATGAATTAGAAGAGTTTTCTAAAGAAAAAGCCAAACAGTTAAAGAAAGTTTGGCATGATGAGCGTCGAGCTAAAGAAGCCGCATTCAGGGAACGTGAGGAAGCGGTTAATTTCGCAAAGAGAGTCTATGAAGAGAATAGGCGGCTGAAAACAAACCTTAGCGGAGGAGAGCAGACATTAATCAATACCGCTAAGGTTTCGGCAGAAAATGCGTTAGCTATAGCAAAGAGAGAGTTTCAGGATGCCTATGATTCTGGTGACTCGGATAAGATAGCCGAGTCCCAACGCAAACTGATTAGAGCTGAATCGGCGTATGAAAAAGTCCAACAGTACACGCCTCAGTTTACATATGACCCTGCGCAGGATAATCAGAATTGGGATGTTTCTCCTGCCACACAAACTCAGCAAACTCAGCAAACTCAGCAAACTCAACAGGCTAGACCAGATGCTAAAGCTGAAAAATGGAAAGAAAGTAATCCATGGTTTGGGACTAACCGATCCATGACAAGTTATGTATTCGGCTTACATGAAGATTTAGTTGTTAATGGGGTTGACCCCCGTTCAGACGAATACTATGATAAGATTAATTCTGAGATGCGTCGGCGGTTCCCAGAACAGTTTGACGATGATGAAGAGGTTGTTGAAAGACCTAAAGCTACAAAACGGAACACAACCGTGGTAGCTTCGGCAAAAAGGACAACTTCTCCTCGGAAAGTAAGACTAACGAGAACGCAAGCCGACCTTGCCAAGAAGTTAGGCTTAACCAATGAGCAGTACGCTGCTGAAGTTTTGAAATTAGGTGCACAAAATGTCTGATACTAGAACTACTCGCGATGCTGCTACCCGTGAAAAAACTGAGCGCCCAAAGCGCTGGCAACGGGCAAGTTTGTTACCCGATGTTAATGCGGAAGAAGGTTACGCATACCGATATATCCGTACTAGCGTCATGGGTAACGCGGATCCCATGAACGTCTCGGCCAAATTCCGAGAGGGGTGGGAGCCTGTCAACGCTTCTGAACATCCAGAAGCCTATGTAATGGCCGATCCAAACAGTCGGTTTAAGGACTCCATCGAGTCCGGGGGACTGCTTCTTTGTAAAATCCCCCAAGAGTTTGTTGAGCAACGTGACGACCATTTCCGAAAACAGACAGAGGATGCTGTTGCTTCCGTTGACAACAACTTTATGAGAGAAAGTGACCCACGTATGCCTTTATTCAAAGATAAGAAAACGTCGGTTACGTTTGGAAAAGGTAACATTAAATCATAGTTAGGAGTTCGACATGGCTTCTGTTGCGTCCCCTTATGGGTTAAAACCGATCAATATGCTCGGTGGACGGCCCAGCACTGGAGGCTCGATTCGGGAAATCCCGATGACGGTTAACAGTGGTACGGCTGTCTATACAGGAGACGTTATCACTATTGGTGCAGCTTCGGCGGGTCAACCGTCGGCTATCACCGCTACGGTAACGACTTCTTCGGCGGGTGTTGTTGGTGTTGTTGCTGGCGTTCGCTACGTCAGTCCCGATACTCAGCAGCCTTTGTTCTCACAGTATCTTCCGGCTAACGCCATTACTTCTGGTTATACGCAGGTATTTGTGCGGGTCTATGATGATCCGGACCAGTTGTTTCAGGTGCAGGCAGTTGGATCTGTAGCCGCCACGGTTCGTGGCAAATTCGCTGCTCTAGAAAACTTTGGCGGTAGCACCGCTACGGGTCTTTCTACGATTCGCTTGGCTACCCCGGCTAATACCGGAACGCTGGCCGTTCGTATTATTGACTTCGTTGATGCAGGCTCGGCTTATACCGACTGCATTGTTAAGTTCAATCAGGGCGTTCATATGTACTATAACGCCACTGTATTGGCTAACTAAGGGAGCAGTAATAAATGGCTATTTCACGTTCACAACTGCTCAAAGAACTCCTCCCGGGGCTTAATGCTCTGTTTGGGTTGGAGTATTCTAAGTATGGGGAAGAACATAAGGAAATCTACGAGACTGAGAGTTCCGACCGTTCTTTCGAGGAAGAAACCAAGTTGTCTGGCTTTGGCGCCGCTCCGGTTAAGGATGAAGGTTCTGCCATTGCATATGACAACGCACAGGAAGCATGGACTGCACGTTATACGCACGAAACCATCGCTATGGGATTCTCGATTACCGAAGAGGCAATGGAGGACAACCTGTACGATTCCCTTTCGTCGCGTTATACGAAAGCCCTTGCTCGCGGCATGGCATACACCAAGCAGGTTAAAGCTGCCTATATCCTGAACAACGCGTTCACGGGTGGCCCGACCTATGGTGACGGTAAGGTGCTCTGCGCTACCGACCACCCGCTTGTTTCTGGTGGTACGAACAGCAACCGTCCTACGACGGGCGCAGATTTGAATGAGACTTCTTTGGAAGCCGCAGTCATTCAGATTGCCGGGTGGACCGATGAGCGCGGTCTGCTTATTGCTGCTAAGCCGCGTAAGCTCATCATCCCGCCTGCTTTAATGTTCGTAGCAACCCGCCTGCTTGAGACTGAGTTCCGCGTAGGTACGGCTGATAACGACGTTAACGCTATTGTGAGCAACGGATCGGTTCCGGGTGGTTATAAAGTTAACCACTTCCTCACGGATGACAACGCGTGGTTCCTGACCACCGATGTCCCGAACGGTCTGAAGCATTTTGTCCGTACCCCGCTGTCTAATTCTATGGACGGTGACTTCGATACGGGTAACGTGCGTTACAAGGCTCGCGAGCGTTATAGCTTCGGCGTTTCAGATCCCCTCGGGATCTATGGATCTCCCGGATCCAGTTAACAAAAACGGTTCACCCAGACGTTTTTGGAGGGGCACTTCGGTGCCCCTTTTTTATGCTTGACATAAACAGTGTAACCGTCTATACAGTACATATTCCGGGGACATCCGGTATCGCTGACAGTCCCGGCTGACGACATGCAGACAGCGATACCTCCATCCACTTGCATGTAAGGAGCTAAGATGGCTACTACCACTTTTTCCGGGCCTGTCGTGTCCACCAACGGTTTTACTACCGCTGCTTTCCTTAAATTGACAGCTATTACTACTTCTGAGTTACCTGCAGCCGCTGCTGGTAATGCTGGTCAGGTTCGTCTTATCAGTGATAACGGTGCTGGTAATAACGAATATTGCTTGGTTGTTAGTACAGGTTCAGCTTGGGTAACCGCAGTCGGCGCAGCTCTTTCTTAATAGGAGTTAGCTCATGGCTGGTTATGAAGTAAAAGCCTATAACGTAGCAACCGCCGGGTTTACACCCGGTTTGGTAGGTCCAGATCGTTCCCGTATTAAGAGTGTTCTTGTATACGGAACAGCAATAACCGCTTTCACACTTAAAGATGGGAGCGGGTCTGGTGAAACTCTGCTGGATCTTACGATTCCTATCGGATTCCAAGATATCTATTTAGGAGAAGATGGACTTCTTGCTGAAAGCGGTTGTTACGTATCTGCATTGTCTGGAACAGGATCAGTAATTACACTGATTTTAGGGTAATAATTCAATGGCTCAAGTAAGTTCTATATCGAGGGTCGGTACTACTGAGCCATTTGAATTACAAGTTGCTCGCAGGCAGATTAGTTACCACACACCACTGTTTAAGTTTGGTTTTCATGCGGATGTTCAAAATGTTGAAGAAACAGTTTGGGATTTAGGAGGACTGTACTCTTATCCCGCAGCTGCGGGTTTGATGTATGTGTCTTCTACGGCAACCACGGATACCTCCGCTGGTACCGGCGCTAGAACTATTGTTATAGGAGGCTTAGATGCTAACTATAACGAAGCATTTGAAACTGTGACTTTGAATGGTCAGACGCAGGTAGCAACTACTAATAATTACATTAGAGTTTATAGAGCTTATGTAGCTACAGCAGGCTCTGGCGGTACGGCTGCAGGAAATATCTATATAGGAACTAGCGGTGCAACAGCTGGAGTACCTAATGGAACGACGTATGCTCGTATAACGCTGGGGGATAATCAAACTTTGATGACCCCCTATACCGTCCCTGCAGGGTATACGCTGTATTTAACCAGAGGAACCATCTCCAGTGGCACCGCATCTGCAGGTAATCAGTTCATTACAGCTAGATTAGTGTCTAGACCTTTTGGAGGCGTATTTCGCACGCAAGCCAAGATAACTCTAGTTACGGGGTTTATCGACTTTGATTGGGAAATCCCTTTAACTGTTACTGAAAAATCAGATATAGAAGCCCGAGCAGTTGTCAGTTCAGCGCAGGCCAATGCTGTATCCGCTACCTATGAAGGATATTTGGTGAAGAACGATGCCGATTAGACCACTCAGACGTTCTCAAATGGCGTGTAATTCTCCACGCCGTACACCTTCTCACCCCAAAAAATCGCATGTTGTTAAAGCCTGCGAAGGGGGAAAAGAGAAAGTTATTCGGTTTGGAGAGCAAGGCGCTAAAACCGCTGGTAAACCTAAAGCGGGTGAATCAGACAGGATGAAGAAAAAGCGCAAGTCATTTAAGGCTCGACACGGCAAGAACATTGCTAAAGGTAAAATGAGTGCTGCTTATTGGGCTGATAAGGTGAAATGGTAATGGCTAGGAAACGGGGGCTTTGGGATAACATCCATGCAAAGCGTAAACGCATTGCCGCAGGTAGTGGAGAAAAGATGCGTAAACCCGGAGCTAAAGGCGCTCCCACAGCTAAAGCCTTAAAGAGATCTGCTAAACCAAAAGGTAAACGGTAATGGGTTTAGGTAGGAAAGATAAAGATCTTTATACTGAAGTAAAAAGGGCTGCGGTAAACAATCCTCAATTAGCTGCTTTAGTCAGTGAGTACGAAGGGTCTAATAAACAGGAAACTTATAAAAAAGGTGGTAAAGTGGCTAAAAAATTAAGTCCTTTTGGAGCAGCGTTTAGAAAAGCTCGCGATAATAAACAAAAAACCTTTTACTTTAATGGTGAAGAATTCACTACAGAATTTAAAGAAGAGAAGGCCGCACGCGAAGCGAAAGCCGCAGATAGGAAAAAAGCAGCTAACGCTGTACCTGCAGCTAATAAACCTAAGACGGGTGGCGGGTCTATATCCACTAAACGGAACCCACCGAAAATACCTGTAAGACCACAGGGCGCAGGGTCTACTTCAAAAGAACGCGACGCTACAAAACCTAAACCTAAACCTAAAAATCCTCTCACATTAGGAAAAATAGCAAAATCTTCAGGCGCAGGCGCTATGGGCGCTATGGGGCTTAAGAAAATAGGTGCTGCAAAAAGTTTAACAGGCGCTCTTGCACGGAGAGTTCAGAAGGAAATGGGGTCAAATGGCAAACGTACTGTTTCTGGACGTAACGCTAGACAAAGAAAAGCTGAAGAGGCACCCAGCGCATCTGACGTTTTGAGAGCAAGAAATGAGAGAAATGAAGCTACCTTATCAAGAGGTAGACGAAAAGAACAAAAAAACCGAGATATCGCTAGAAAAACAAGGGCTACAAAAGCTAGAAATAAAGGGTATGTCACACCGGATGAAGCCGCAGAGATAAGGGCCGGATTCAAACACGGTGGTTCTGTGAAATATGGAGGAAAACCATCCCGTCAACGTACAGGTAAAGGGAGATAAATTATGGGTATGGGACCAAGAGATCCAGCTATGATGGATCCCAGAATGGCACGTCGCGAACGCGCACAGGGGAGATTAGGATTAAGGCGTGCACAAATGCCTGAAGGGTTATCCGGAACACGCGGTCGTCCGCAAGGACCAAGAAAGGATAGGGCTAGTAATATGTACAGACCAGATATGACGAAAGTAATGAACTCTAATCGAGCTGATCGTTTAGAGAACCCTATTAGCAGACGAGCTGCAGCTGCAGCGCCTTCCGCACGCCTACCGAGGACAACCACACAACAGATGTCGGGGGAGACAGCGACTGATAAGGCTGCAGGAGCTACACCGTCTAATACTCCGATGCGCAAAGGGGGTAAGGTTAAGAAACCTCCTATGAAGGCGCGGACTAAAAATTATAAAGCTGGCGGATCGGTTAAAAAGGGGATTGATGGATGTTGTAAAAAGGGTAAAACTCGCGGACGTATGTGCTAAATGGTAGGTGACGAGACAATTATCCAGCGGGCTGTAGATCGTATCCGAGATTCGGAACGAGACCGGTATTCTGGACCGGACAGGCGGGAGCCACCGCCTGTTTCTACGGTAGATTATCTTAAATGGCTCCCATTAATTGTCGTCGCTATATCTGCTGCAGTTGGATATGGGTCTCTACAGACCAAAGTAGAATCTATTTCTGAAGATGTCTCTGAGTTAAAAAGAGATATGAAAGAGGCAGAATCAGACAATAGAGAAACACATGCGTCTATGTGGAAGCGAATTACCGAATAAAGGTATGTAAATGGCAACTTCAGCAACAAGCGCTTTTAATTTAGACCTTAACGATATCATCGAAGAGGCTTTCGAGCGTGCTGGTACTGAGTTACGTACTGGATACGATTTCCGTACCGCACGGCGTAGCTTGAATTTGATGTTTGCTGAGTGGGCTAATCGCGGCATCAACCTGTGGACTGTGGAGCAGGGGCAGATAAATCTGGTTTCCGGTACAGCAACCTATGATTTACCGCTCGATACGGTAGATTTGATAGAGCATGTAATCAGGACGAACGCGGGCAGTTCTAATCAGAGTGATATAGCTATCTCACGTATCGCTTTGCCCACTTATGCGAGTATCCCTAACAAAACTTCAACTGGACGGCCAATCCAAGTCTATATAGATCGTAAGACCGGTGCTGTTGCTGCTGATGCGGTTGTTCAGTATCCGACAATTACAGTGTGGCCTACGCCGGATAGTGCGATGTCTTATCAGTTGGTGTATTGGCGATTACGTAGGATGTTGGACGCTGGGAACGGTGTTAATACGCAAGATATACCGTTCAGATTTCTACCTTGTTTAGTAGCTGGATTAGCTTACTATATAGCGATGAAAATTCCTGATAGTGCGCCAAGAATTGTACCGCTTAAGCAGATGTACGACGAAGCATGGGAATTAGCAGCTGACGAGGATAGAGATCGGTCGAGCATTACTGTAGCGCCGCGTAGGGCGTATGTCTAATAAGTTTACGACAGGCGTCCGAGCTATCGCGGATTGCGATAGATGTGGGCAACAGTACAAACTTAAACAGCTTAAAGAGCTGGTTGTAAGGACGAAAAAGACAAATATGTTTGTCTGTCCTGAATGTTGGGAGCCTGATCATCCTCAGAATATGCAGGGGATGTATGTGGTCGAAGACCCGCAGGCTGTAAGAAATCCAAGACCAGATAACAGTCTTGGACCGGGAGGAAGTAGAGATATCCAATGGGGATGGAACCCTGTTGGCATGGCAAATAATGGAGTGACCCCCAATACCGTGTTGATGCAGGGTAAAGTGGGAACTGTAACAGTAACTATTAGTTAGGTGACGATATGAAATATAATCAACCTAAACCGTGTCCAGTACCTAAAATGGATGGATACCCGAATAACGTACCGAAAACTCAGACGAAACAGACTCGCGGTACTGGAGCAGCTACGAAAGGTACTAAGTTTAGTAATAAATCTCAGTAGATATCGAAATGAATTATTCTGAATTAGTTACTGAAGTTCAGTCTTATGTAGAAGACGTATTTACTACGGCAGATATAAATACGTTCATAAAACAAGCTGAACAACGTATCTATAATACAGTTGCTTTACCTGCTTTCCGTAAAAACGTAACGGGCGCTGTAAGTTCTGGAAATAAGTACCTTACAACTCCTACGGATTGGATGTCTACTTTTTCGTTAGCTGTTGTAGATACAGATGGTAACTATGAATATCTTTTGGATAAAGACGTAAATTTTATACGGCAAGCATATCCTAAAGCTACTGATACTGGGCTACCTAAGTATTACGCTATATTCGATGGAAATTCTTTTCTTCTAGGCCCGACTCCGGATGCTAACTACACTGCAGAACTACATTACTACTATTATCCGGAAAGCATTGTCACGGCTACTAACACTTGGCTTGGTGATAATTTCGATTCAGTTCTTCTGTATGGGACTATCTTAGAAGCTCATACATTTATGAAGGGTGAAGCCGATGTTACAGCCGAGTACCAAAAGCGGTATGATATCGCTCTAACATTACTTAAAGAACTTGGGGATGGTAAGAATAGAAGAGATGCTTATCGTTCCGGTCAAATGAGGATTCCATTACAGTGATTAATCTTTCGGCGGGTAAGATTGGGAATGTAAGGGTAGTAACTACCAATGATCGTGGTATGTCTCCCGAAGAATGGGCAGATTTAGCTTTGGATAGGTTCGTAGGAGTTAGCGCGACTGCTCCTGATCCTATAAAACAGCAGGCTCTTATGTTTAAAGACAATATTAAGAAGTTACTGTTGTTTTATTTTAACAAAGTCGCTGAAGGTGAGAGAGATACCATAGCGGTATTGTTAAGAAATCATGGGCAGTCTGAATTAGCAGACTATATTTACGAGAATAGGAGATAGCCGATGGCAATTACTCAGGCAATGTGCACTAGCTTCAAGAAGGAACTTTTAACTGGGACGCACAATTTTACTAACTCTACAGGCGATACTTTTAAAATTGCTTTGTATACGTCTTCAGCAACTCTCGGTGCTTCAACCCCAGCTTATACGGCTACCAATGAAGTGTCAGGTACTGGGTATACGGCAACTGGAGAGACGCTTACTAATGTTACTCCGACTACTTCGGGTACGTCAGGGATTACTGATTTTGATGATGTTAATTGGACAAATTCTACGATTACCGCCAATGGTGCGTTGATTTATAACGACACGGCAGCGGGTGATCCATCAGTTGTTGTACTGTTTTTCGGAAGTGATAAGTCTTCTTCAGGCGGTACATTTACTGTTTCGTTCCCGGCAGCTGCAGCTGGCACGGCAATTATTGAAATAGCGTAAATGAGCCTACAAGCAGGCACCTGAGCGCCCCTGAATTAGGGGCGTTTTGCTTTAAAAAGGTGAGTTATGAGCGAAATACTTAATGTATTTACTTTGGTTGACAAAAGCGAATGACTGAGATTGCTATCGTCGTCACTAACGACCAGCGCCCCAACAACCACTATCAGGACGGCGACATCGTGGCGGCTACGAACGACCGGAAGACACTTGCCGCTCACGCTGCGACAATCTGCCACCACAAGCATACGCCGCTGAACGCGGACGGTCTGCGCGACACCAACTCGCTCGCCTACGTCTACCTTGAGAACACAATGTCGATTCGTTGGGAGCGGGTGAATAGTCGGCAAGTGCGCCGCACTGTCATCGCGACCGGCGACAGCGAGATCCAAGATATGGGTTTCGATGGCGCGGTTGATCTCTATCTGTCGCGCATCACCCGCCCCGCCGGGTTCCGCGTGTTCGGCCCGCGCAGCGCCGCGATTTGGTACAGCGGGGCGCAGGACTACTCACTCGCCAAGACGACCGCAATATGGGACGCTATCGAAACGCACACCCCGCTGCTGCGAGCGGACCACATGCGCTGGAATTGGACCGAGAACGAGAAAAAACACTTCCTCGTACTGCCGGCTATAGCGCTGCGCGATGAGATCGTTTCGCGTGTTGTAGCAAACGAGTATAACACCGACGACAGACAGCCTGGGTTTACGTCAGATAGTGAGATACTCGTTGCACGCAAGCGGCGTTCAAAGGTTAATTGGCGCGAGTTAGGCTTACCGAGTGCAACGGTGCTTGATCGCAACGTCGCGCTTGATGTTCGTGACAGCATCGCTCCGATTGGCACCGAGCTGCTGGCAATCAAGCCACGTTTATCGGTGTGGTCTGTTCGCGACCACCTTGCCCCGCTTAACGACCGCAACTACTTCGTCTGATGGCTACCTACACCTACGCATACGGCAATCCGGGGAACGCCTTCGATTACGGCGCTATATCAACGTGGGAAGCTGACGCGGAGAACGACACCTTCGCCGGCACCGATCATATTCTTGAGTGCTACAACGACGGTGGCGACTTCGTAAATGAGACGCTGGACTTGGGCAGCACCGCCTCATTTACTAGCTTGACTATCACTGCGGCTGACGACCACGGTGGCGTCGCGGGCGCGGGTTGTACGTTCACTTTGACGACTAGCGCTACGGATAACTACTGGACTCTTAACCCCGATACAAGCAATTACAAGGTAGAAAAGCTGGAGTTCGATCTTTCGAGCGGCTCTAGGTTTGGTTTAAACAGCGGCACGTATGGGACACCTAACAACCGTTGGTCGCGACTGCTAATACACGACATTACGCGCTCAGTGAATGGCGGCCCCCTATCAGCGATATCTGTGCTTGAACTGGCGCGAGTCGATAACAGCGTCATCTACAACATCCGCAACACCGGCTCAAATTCAGTCCGGGGCATCAGCCTCAACGGCGGCGGACAGGACAGACGCGCCATTAACTGCTCGGTTGCAAATCTCACGTCGGACAATGGTAACGCCATAGGAATCGACGGCAGCACGTCAACACAAAAAGCCTACAACTGCGTAGTTGGCAACTTAAACGCGCCTAATGGAACCATCAAAGCGTTCAACCCCATCACAATCAGTAACTGCGCGTCGATGGTTGATGCAACCGGCAACCCGTCTGACCTCGACAACCTCACTGTTGCGAACGAGTGGACTGACGTAGCAAATAACGATCTGACCATCGTTAACACCAGTGCGATTATTTATCGATACACCGGTGCGGACTTGGGCACTGCAGAGTTTGCGATCGACATCACCGGCTATAACCGGGACACCGCTGGGCATGAGTGGTCTCTTGGTGCCTACGAGTTCCAAACTAGCGGAACAAATGTAACTGTTTCTGTTACTGGTGAATCAGCTACTGGAAACGTAGGAACCGTAACAGCTACCGGAACAGCCTTAGTCTCCGTCACGGGTGAATCAGCTACTGGAAACGTAGGAACCGTAACAGCTACCGGAATAACCTTAGTCTCTGTCACGGGTGAATCAGCCACTGGAAACGTAGGAACCGTAACAGCTACCGGAACAGCCTTAGTCTCCGTCACGGGTGAATCAGCTACTGGAAACGTAGGAACCGTAACAGCTACCGGAACAGCCTTAGTCTCCGTCACGGGTGAATCAGCCACTGGAAACGTAGGAACTGTAACAGCTACGGGCGGTGCACTGGTCTCCGTCACAGGTGAATCAGCTACTGGAAACGTAGGTAGCGTAACTGTCATAGCTGGAGCAGATATAACTGTCCCCGTCACGGGTGAATCAGCTACTGGGCAGGTTGGTAATGTCACAGTACAAGTCGGTGACAAAATTGTTGACGTTACTGGGGAATCTGCTACTGGAAACGTAGGTAACGTAACTGTTACGGTCGGTGCACTGGTCTCCGTCACGGGTGAATCTGCTACTGGAAACGTAGGTAACGTAACTGTTACGGGCAGCGCGCTAGTCTCCGTCACGGGTGAATCTGCTACCGGTCAGGTTGGTTCTGTATCAGTAACAGTCAGTGAAACGGTTAACGTCACAGGTGAATCTGCTACCGGTCAGGTTGGTTCTGTTGATGTACTTATAAATACAACAGCGGTTGTAGTCGGTAATCAAGCGGAAGGCTTTGTTGGGACTGTAGATGCTACCGGCTCCGCTAATGTTGCGGTTACTGGAGAATCTGCAACAGGACAAGTTGGCGATGTCGTTATCCCTGTTAATGTAACAGGACTTCAAGCTACAGGACTTGTTGGTAGTGTAACTGTCACCGGTACTGCTAATATAGTACCTATAGGCGTTGCCGCGACTGGAAGAGTAGGCAATGTACTTATTTGGGGGTTAATTAACGATTCCCAGATCCCGAATTGGGTACTTATAGATGACTCACAGTCCTCCAGTTGGACTCAAGTCGATGATGCTCAGACTCCAAATTGGTCTGAAATAGCTGCATAGAGGATAAATTAAATGGCTACTTATTCTAATTTAGGGGTCGAGTTAATAACCACGGGTACGGAGTCTGGTACTTGGGGGGATATCACTAACTTTAATTATCAATTTTTTGACACATCTATTGTAGGTGTTATAGATGTCACTATAAGCGGATCAAATTTAACGTCTGGAACCGCATATCAATTAACAGTTGCAGATAGGGCTGGCGGATCTGCTAACCAAGCAGATGGTAATTACAGAATATTAAACATAATTGACGCTGGAGATATAGGTGGGGATGGTTATATTCAGATAGAACCTAATGATTTTAGGGGTTGGTATTTAATAAGAAATAGGTTATCAGCTAATAGGAATGTTTATTTTTTCCAAGGTACGTATAATGCGTCTAGGGATTTAGTGTCCAACAATGGGAAAGATATATACCTATATTGTACCGGAGGAGGAACTACTTCATACGTATATGCAGCTTATGATAAAGCGCAATTAACAGAAGTTTCCGCTACTACTGGAAGTTTTTCAGGTAACGTAACCGCCGCAAATCTAACAGCGACCAGTAATGTTGGTGGAGCTACCGCATCATTCAGTGGAGGAGTAACAGCAGCTGCTTTTGCTGGAAACGGTTCTCAACTTACCAATGTAGATGCTTATTTATTAGACGGAACTGACTCTACCCAATTCCTTAGAACCGACACAACAACTACTAAAACCAACGGAGATTTAGTTCTTAATAACTATATAAATATTAAATTTGGGACTGCAAGTAGACTAATTACCGATGGCACTTATACTTATTTTGAAATAGAAAATAATAATAATTTTTACATACGAAATAGTTCTTATGTTACTCAATTTACTTTTTCTCCCTCCACTGGAGGTTTTACTGCAACTGGAAACATAACAGCTGGAGGACAGTTAACCGCGGGATATGTATATAGTACTGGTAATTTAGATGTTGCTGGAAGTCAGTACACCACAGGAACCATAACAGCCGGAGTAAACATAGCAGCTGGAGTAAACATAACAGCTGGAGGATCCGTAACAGCTACAGGGGCAGTATACACTTCTGACTGGTTTAGGTCTTACGGTCAAGGGGGTTGGTATAGTCAGACCTATGGAGGTGGTGTACATATGTCAGATACCACTTGGGTCAGAGTGTATAATAATAAGGCTTTACATGTATCAAACACAATAGCTTCTACAGGAAATATAGTTGCGTATTATTCAGACGAACGATTAAAAACTAATTTAGGAAATATACCTGACCCATTAGAAAAAATATCTAAGTTAAATGGGTTTTATTTTGAGAATAACGATTTAGCTAAATCTAAAGGGTATACAGATACTAAGAAACAATTAGGTGTATCCGCGCAAGAAGTAGAAGCTGTATTACCTGAAGTTGTCGGTTTAGCTCCGTTTGATATGAAAACTCTTGAAGATGGTACGATTGTATCAGAATCAGGAAAAGACTATAAAACAGTCGATTATGCTAAATTAGTTCCATTATTGATAGAAGGCATTAAAGAGCTTAGTTCAGAAGTTACAATGCTTAAACAAGAACTAAGATTTTTAGTAGATACTTATGTAACTGCTAGTTCTTCTAATGAACCTCCTTTAGACCCAGAGGTATAAACAAATGGCCTTACCTACTAATGGTCAAATATCTCTTAATGATATAAAAAATGAATTTGGGGGAAGTTCATCTAATATATACATAAGTAATTACTATAGAGGGGGAAGTTACGTACCTAATACATCTGTCAATAATAGTATTCCTACTTCAGGAACGGTGTATTTTAGTTATTATTACGGCGGCACTAATCAACAAGTTTGGTCTCCTACTATAAACAATGCTACATGGGGCGGCTTTAAATCCAATGATACCTATACAGGTTACAAATCTTCTGTTCTTGGTAGTTACTACGGCGGGTCTATGAGTGACTACACCATAGATTTTCTTAGTAATTTACGTGTGAGAGGAATTTGGCATCAAAGATTATACGCCAATGATAATACGACGGTAACTTCTAATAAGGTATTTTTTGTAACTGACTCAACTTCAAACAGTGGATGGTATCGTTTTGTCATAAACGGAAATAGTTACTATAGAACTAGCATGACTTTTGCAGCATATAACACTAACTATTCTGGATGGAGTATAACTGGTAATAGTCCTTTTGCTGGCGGTAGCGATGTTTTTTACCTATATGATTCTTAGGGGTGGGATATGGGGTATATAACTAAAAATTTAAATATAGATGATTTAGATAACGACTTATTACAAGAACTATATAACGCAAGAGCCGATGACGTCTATATAGGGCAAAGAATGTCAATGAAATTTGATCCTGTGACATGGAAAAATAATTTAAAGAATACTCCCGCAGATGAAATTGTAATATGCGGTACGTATAGAGATGATGATTTAGATTATTTGTTAATGATAAATGTATTTGCTAAATCTACTAGAGAAGGTGAAAGCGGACCTTCAGGCTCATGGTTGTATGTAATGCCTAGAGACGATAAGAATAATTCGGCTAGTTATATGTATGATAAAGAGATGTTTAAATCGTTAGGAGATAATATAACATCTAATGGCATGTATCTAGTATATGGAACTTTTGCCAAAGATACTTCTATGTATCAATACGGGCATGTGATACACCCCGATATATCTGGATGGAAGAGTACAGAGGTACCCTATACAGATCATAATCCAGATTCAGATAATCCTAATAGAGAATATATAACAAGGATACATGAACTTCCGAGGGGGTAGTTATGATAGGGGATGCAATAGCTGGCGTTGTTGGAAAAGTTATAGACAGAGCATGGCCTGATCCTGCCCAGAAAGCACAAGCTGCGCTCGAATTAGAAAAGCTCAGACAAGAGGGCGGATTCAAAGAGATTGACGCCGCGTTAGAAGCAGCTAGGATGCAGACTGAGGTTAACAAAATTGAAGCCGCATCATCTAATGTCTTTGTTTCTGGTTGGCGCCCTGCTACTGGCTGGATATGCGCTGCTGCATTGGGCTGGCACTACATAGGTCGGCCTCTTTGTGATTGGGCTATCCTGATGACGGGGAGTACCGTTGTAATACCTCAAGTAGAAGTTGGTGACTTACTTGTAGTTCTTTTGGGAATGTTAGGACTTGGTGGTATGCGTACAGCCGAAAAAATGAAAGGTGTTGCAAGAAACTAATGGATTTCAATACAGCGTTCTCAATTCTTATCGGCCATGAAGGTGGGTACGTCAATGACCCAGCAGATCCCGGTGGGGAGACTAAATTCGGGATTTCCAAAAGAGCGTACCCAGATGTCGATATCGCTAACCTGACTATAGAACAGGCGCAAGCTATCTACAAAAAAGATTACTGGGATGCTATAGAAGCTGATAAACTGCCTGATGAAGTACGGTTTTCTATATTTGATGCGGCGGTCAATTCGGGGGTAACGCGAGCAATCAAGTGGCTACAACAAACTGTAAAAGTTAGGGATGACGGAGTGATTGGTCCTGTTACTTTGAATGCGGCTATATACACAAACCCATACAAGATAAATGGGGTATACAACGGCATAAGACTTCGATTTATGACTAACCTACCTACGTTTTCAAATTTTGGTAGGGGTTGGTCTAAGAGAATAGCTACAAATTTAATTAATGTATAGGTAAGTATTATGCTTACTAAGTTAGAATTAAAACCCGGTATCAATAGAGACGTTACCAATTACGCCAATGAAGGTGGTTGGTACGAAGCTAATAAAGTACGGTTTTTTTCTGGATACCCTCAAAAAATAGGGGGGTGGACAAAAGCAACAGTCGATGTGTTTGTTGGATGTTGTAGATCACTTTTCATTTGGGTTCCTGAAGGCGCCAATAATTACATGGCGTTAGGCACCAACGAAAAGATTTATGTAGAAGCTGCCAGCGCGTTATACGATATCACCCCAATACGTCAAACTTTTGTATCCACTGATACAGATAACTGTTTCCAAACAGATGGGTCTACAACCACAGTCAGAGTTAACATCACAGCGCATGGGGCTGTTAATGGAGATTACGTTACGTTCAGTGGCGCTACAGCAGTCGGGGGCGTACCCGCTGACGAATTAAATACTGAACATAAAATTTCCAGCATCATTAGCGCTAATGCTTTTACGATTACTGTAACGACAGCCTCAACATCAGTTGTTGCAGCGGGAGGAGGCACTGCTATTACAGCAGCGTTTCAACTCAATATCGGGTATGAAACAAACACACAAGGTTTTGGTTGGGGTACGGATACATGGGGGGCTGGTGGTTGGGGTTACGCTTCAACATCAGGTATTTATTTCCCCCTAATGCTGTATCATTTTCAAAAATATTATTCTGATTTACTGTTTAATCAGCGCTTTGGGGATATATTTATTTGGGAATACACTTCAGCTTTGAATACAAGAGGTGTATACCTTAAAAATCAACCCGGTGCTACGGATGTACCAGAGGAAGTTACTCAGATTTTGATGGCGCAAGAAAATGGTCATCTCCTAGCTTTTGGATGTACTCCGTATGGGGGAGGAGATAAAGATCCTCTATTGATTCGTTGGTCTAATCAATCAGACATTACAAATTGGACAATAAATGATCTTACTACAGCTGGATATCTTAGAGTAAGTAATGGGTCTGCGATTATTACAGCTGCTCAAACATACCAAGAAATTTTAGTTTGGACAGAATCATCAATAAGTTCTTTACAATTTACAGGAACTATTGATGTATTTTCTATTACAGAATTATCACCGAGTATATCTCTTCTTGCGCCTAATACTGTAGCGGTCGTAAAAAATTCAGCTTATTGGATGGGGCATGATAAATTCTATATCTATAATGGGCGTGTAGAAACTTTAGCATGTACGCTTTTAAGGCATGTATTTGATGATTTAAACTTCGACCAATCAGACCAATTTTTCGCTGGAATAAACGAAAATTACTACGAAATATGGTGGTTCTATTGCTCTTCTGGAAGCGAAGTAATTGATAAATATGTTATTTATAACTATGAAGACGGTAGTTGGTCTTATGGAGATTGCACAGAAGGTCTAGACAGGAGCGCTTGGATAGACTCTCCTCTGAGACAATATCCTCAAGCGGCTTCTTGCCACACTAAATATGTATACAATCAAGAGGTGGGTACGGATGCAGATGGTGTGGCATTTACTGCGACTATAACTTCTTCCGATATGAGTATCGACAATGGCGATAAATACATGCTCATACGGAAACTTATACCAGATATAGATTTCAAGGGGTCTATTAGTGGTTCTAACCCTATAGTGTATTTTACGTTAGAACCAAGGAACTTCCCGGGCGCTAACTATCAAGCACAGAATGCGGAAGGGCAGGATTTTGAAGTACCTGTACAACGTAGTGCCGTATCTCCTATAGAACGATACACAGAGCAAGTTTTTGTACGCGCACGGGCGCGGCAGATAGGTATTACAGTGTCGTCTTACGATAAAACTGGTGTGATGTGGCGTTTAGGTATCCCCCGTATTGAAGGACGAGAAGATGGAAGGAAAGCATAATTATGGCGTTCGATAGTTACACAGCTCCCGTACTCCCCTTCCCTCCTAACCTATACAACAAGGAGTATTTCACTTCGTTGATAGGTACGATTAATAGGTATTTCAGGCAAGCAGATTCTAAGGCGCCTATCACCGTAGATAGCTTAACCTCCGCCTTCCTTAAGATGCCTATAGGGTCGTATACCGCAACTAATGGAACGACAAACAACGTATCTTTCACTAGACAAAGTTCTTTTGTGCACATCAGCGGACCCACAGCAGCTTTCACCTTTACGGGGATTTACAAAGGGGTCAACGGTGAAATCAAGATACTTTTCAATTCAACCTCTCAGAACATGACGTTATCTAACCAAAGCGCGAGTAGCGACGCGGATAACAGGATCATAACTAACGGCGGCGCAGACTGGACTTCTTCTGGTTCTGGCGTTGCAATTTTGATATATTCGGTCATTGACGGTCGATGGGTCGTACTGTCAACTAAAGGGTAACGAGTATGAATGCACCATATAGCCCCCTTGCTTCTGGCATAGCTTCTTTAGGACGCAATCAAGATACTGCTCTGGTGCATATGACACCGGATGAGGTGGATTCACTCCAGCAGATCGCACTTGCCCATGGCGGTTCGTTAACGGTCAATCCAAATACAGGACTCCCCGAAGCGGGGTTTTTAAGTAGCATCTTACCGGCCATTGCTGGGGCTGTTTTAGGTCCGGTAACTGGGCTTAGCCCTTTGCTATTGGGTCTTGGTACAGGTGCACTTACGGGTCTTGTATCAGGTGATTTAGGTAAAGGACTTTCGGCAGGGCTAGGAGCTTTTGGTGGCGCGAATCTCGCGAAAGGATTTGGATTTGGGTTAAAGAATGCCGCTGATCCAAAACTTATGAGTAATGCGTTATCGTCTACAGGTCAATCTTCTTTGGCGTCTAATACAGCCGCTAATAATTTTGCACAGTCTCTGTACC